ACCCTGAGCGCGTGCCCACCGGGGATATGGCCGGACTGGTTACGCGACTGCTTGACAGCGAGTACCCCGGCAAAAGCGAGTGCCCCGACCAAAGAGGTGCGGCATGACAAAGCCCTCCATCCGCGAAGCGGCCAAAGCCTGCGGCGTGTCCCCGGCAAGCGTCAGTCTGGCGCTGAAAGGCAAATACCCCAAACACGGCGCGGCGGCCCTGCGCGAGAAGCTGCTCGCGGCGGGCCTGCCCGCGCCGGAAATACGCAACCCTACAGGAGAAACGAAAATGCTCAGAAAGCAATCCCTACTGCCCAAAGCGCGGCAGACCTTTGGGCTCCACGGCGACCCCTTCGGCGCACAGGCGCGCGCCGCTGAGGACGTGTTCCTGGACGCCAACACCCGCTACGTCAGCGAAGCCATGTATATGACGGCCAAGCACGGCGGCATGCTCGGCGTTGTCGGCGAAAGCGGCAGCGGCAAAAGCACCTTGCGCCGCCACCTGATTGACCGCCTGCGGCGCGAAGCCTTGCCGGTCATCGTCATTGAACCCTACGTCCTGGCGATGGACGAGAACGAAGATCGCGGCAAGCCGCTACGCGCCGCGCACATCGCCGAGGCCATCCTGCACGCGCTCACGCCCTCGGCGCGCGTGCCGCAATCGCCGGAGGCGCGGTTCCGCGCCCTGCACAAGGCGCTCAAAGAAAGCGCCCGCGCGGGCAACAAGCACGTCCTGATCATCGAAGAGGCGCACGACCTGCACAAAACCACGCTCAAGCAACTCAAGCGTTTTTACGAACTTGAGGACGGCTTCACGCGCCTTCTGGCGATTATCCTGCTTGGGCAGAACGAACTGCGGGGCAAGCTCGGCGAAAGCGATCCCGGGGTGCGCGAAGTGGTGCAGCGCCTTGAACTTGTCGAACTGCGGCCCCTGGCGGACCCGGAGAGCTATATCCGCCACCGGCTGGAACGGGTGGGCCTGAAGTTCGAGAGCCTCTTCGACGGCACGGCGATGGACGCCCTGCGCCTCAAGCACCAGGGCGACAGCAGGCCCAAGGCGGCGCGGGAGTCCGCGCTTTACCCGCTGGCTGTCGGCAACACCTTGACGGCGGCCTGCAATCTGGCGGCGGAACTCGGCATGGATAAAATAACCGGCGACATCATTAACAGAGTATAGGAGGGAGTTATGGCAAGGGTAAAACCCGCCACACAGGACGCGATTGTGCTCAGAAGCCTTACGGACGTTGACAACGCGCTGCGGATCATCGCGGGCCGCAAGCGGGAACTCGCGGTCATCGCCGCGGCGATGAACGAGAGCATCGAGGCGGCGCGGGCCGCGGCGATGGAGGCCGGGAGCGAGCATTGGGCGGAGATCATCGCCCAGGAGCGGGCGCTGCTCAAGTACGCGGAATATCACAAGCCGGAACTCTTCGCGCAGAAAAAGAGCCTGGCCCTGACCCACGGCGAGATCGGCTATCGGCTGTCGAGCAAGCTCAAGCTCGCCGCGAAGCAGACCTGGGAGCGCGTGCTCGGCAAGCTGCGCGAGGCGGATATGCGCGGGTATATCCGCGTCAAGGAAGAAGTGGACAAGGAAGCGCTGCGGGAACTCTCCGCGGAGCGTTTGGCCCTGCTTGGCTGCAAGCTGTGCCAGGAGGATGTGTTCTATTACGAAGTCCCGGACTTTGACGGGGCAGACGCTCAGAGTTGCTACGCAACTTTCCGCGCCTGCGAGCACGAGCGGAAGTCGCGTAGCGACTCTAAGCGAGTGCCCACGCAAGGGGGGTAGCTATGGCTTGTCACTATCAGCGCTTTATCCAGATGGCTAGGCGCAAGCTCGGCCTGGATGACGAGACCTACAGGGGCTTTCTTGCGTCCGTAACGGGCAAGCGCTCCACCAAAGATATGACGGTCAAGGAACGCCGGCGCGTCGTTGAAGAGTTGAAGGTTAAAGGCGTTGCCTTCGCGGGCGGCGCAGGCGGGCGACATTCTCCTGACGCGCGGCGGGACAACTCCCCGCAAGCTAGGCTGGTGCGGCATTTGTGGCTGCGGCTCAAGGCCGCGGGGGAATTGCGCGATTCGTCCGAATGGGCGCTGCTGGCCTACTGCGAACGCATAACCGGCCACAAGCGCCTGGAATGGTGCGGCCCGCGGCTCATGGACACGCTGATCAATTCGCTGCGGGCCTGGGTGGATCGCGTAGAATTGAATGGGCAGGACTTCAGGGTTGCTACGCAACCTTCCAGTCCTGCGAGTACGAGCGGAACTTGCGTAGCAAGTCTAAGCGAGTACCCCGGCAAAAAGGGGGCGGTATGAGCGGGCGCTGGCTTGCCGAGGCGACGCTGACAGAAGAGCTTGGGGCCCCTGATGCCCTGGCGCTGCTGTCCGCCTTGGGCGGGATGTCGTTCTATGTGCCGCTGATGGAACGTCCCACGGACATTCTGGGCCGCGATTTGTCGCAGGTGTTGTCGGCTTCCGGCTATCGGAAGCTGATAGCCCTGGCCGGCGGCGAGACGGTATGTCTGCCGAACGTCCGGCGCGGCACAGGCGCAAACGAAGCAAGGAAGCTGCTCAGGCGCGGCCTGTCCGCCCGCCAAGTCGCCGACACCCTGCACCTGTCCCTGCGCTATGTGGAATATATAGCCGCCGCGGAACGGGCGCGCCCCCTGCAACTGTCTTTGTTGCCGTAAGTTCCTCCCGATCAGAGTTCGGGATTATCCCCTCCCCTTCGCGCCCGTAGGATACGGGCGCGAAGGGGGCTTTATGTTTCAACCTTCCGGGCAATTTCTCGCGCAACTCGCGCGGCATGAGGGCTACAGGGCCACGCCGTATCTCTGCGCCGCCGGGGTGTGCACCATCGGCTACGGCACGAACCTGGAAGCCCATCCGAAAAAAATCCCTTTCGCGGACATCCGCGAGAAGGTCAGCGCCGGGACCCTGAAGGGCGCGCGCCTTGTCGCGGCCCTCACGGTGAATGGTCTGCGCTGGACCAAGCACCAGGCCGAGGAGGCCCTGCTCGAAGAAGTGAACGCCTGCCACGAGGCGCTGCTGGCCCGTTGCGACGCCTACAGAGAACTTAGGGAGAGCTACGCAGATGCCCGTAGTGACGTTCTGCTGAACATGGCCTTTAACCTTGGGGTGGACGGCCTGCTGGCCTTTCGCGCCACGCTGGAACACGCGCGGGCCGGGCGCTACGCGGAAGCGGCCCGGGGCATGCTGGCCTCCAAGTGGGCCGGCCAGGTCAAGGGCCGCGCCCAGGAACTGGCCCTGCAAATGGAAAACGGGAGGTACGCATCGTGACGGGACTCTTCAACCTTGCGTCAACAGTGATTGACAAGATTTTCCCGGACAAGACCGAGGCCGAAAAAGCCAAGCTGCGCCTTATGGAACTGGAGCAATCCGGCGAACTCGCCGCGATGCAGACGCTGCAACAATGGGACAAGGCGCAGACTGAGGTCAACGCCGTGGAAGCCGCGCATAAATCGCTCTTTGTGGCGGGCTGGCGTCCGGCGGCGGGCTGGATATGCAATATCGGCCTCGCGCTGGTCTGGGTAGGCTTCCCGATCCTGGATGTCGCGCTGAAAACCTGCGGCAGACAAGTGGCGATGCCCGTCATTGACACGGGCGAACTGTTTACCCTGATCACCTGCATGCTCGGCCTCGGCGGTCTGCGGACCTTCGAGAAGATCAGGAAGGCGCGCAAGTGAACGCGGACACGCTGACTTGGCTGCTCACGCATTGGGACTCCCTGTTCGGGCTTTTGTCCATGCTTGGGGCCGTCGCCGTGCTCTGGCTGCCCACCAAGTTTCCGCGCCGCTCCGAAGTCGAGGCGCAACACGCCCTGCTCCAGCAGCGCATCCTGCATCTGGAGGAGCGCCTGAATATCTATGATCGGCATGTGCGGGAAGTGGGGAGCAAGCTCAACGTCATTGACGAGCGGCTCAAGGGAGTGGACGAAAAGATAGGCTACCGCCTGAACGCGCTGGACAACCAGGTAACGATTCTGCTGCGCGGCCACCTGGAATGGGAGGAAAAATGAACCACAAGGTCCGGGAAATTTTCATCAAGAGCCGCCGCCTGGCGATTCTGCGCTTTCTGGCCGAGGGCGCGAAGTACGAGCTGAACACTTCCGTCTTGCAGGCGGCGCTTGATTCTTCCGGGCTGTCGTCCTCCCGNNGTATCACGGTCGCGCGTCTGACGCCGCGGGGCCTCGATGTCGCCGCCGGCGACGCCGAATGTCCCGGGGTGGACAAACCCTCGCCGCGAGGCTTCCATGCCCAGGACAAGTAAAATCCGCCGTCTGCCCAAGGAACTCAAGGCGCAACTGCACGCCATGATGGACGCGGGGCATACCCTTTCCGAACTCACGGCGCACCTGAAGAAGCTCGGCGCTGACCTGTCCCGTTCCGGCCTTGGGCGCTACACGCAACAGGTGGAGAAGGTCGCGGCCCGGCTGCGGCAAAGCCGTGAGGCCGCGGACGCCATCGTGGCCCGGCTCGGCGAGGGCGTGGACGAGGGCCGCATGGGCCGCATGCTCACGCAAATGGTGCAGACCCTGGCCTTTGACTATATCAACCGCCGCGTGGACGATCCCGAAGCGCAACTTGACCTGAACGAGATTTATCAGGTCGCGCGGACCGTGCGCCAGGCGACGCTGGCGGGCCGGGCCGGACAGGATCACGAACTCAAGACGCGCGGGGAACTGCGCGAAGAATCCATACAATCCGGGGATATTGTTGTCAGCTTTGAGGATGGGGAGGCCGCGCAATGACAGACCCGCGCCGCGTCGTCATCCCTTACCATCCGCGGCCCCTGCAAGGCGCCGCGCATATAGGCCGCAAACGCTCAACCGTGCTGATCACGCACCGGCGCTTCGGCAAGACCGTGTTTGCCCTGTGCGATCTGCTGCGCCGCGCCCTGGCGAACAACAACAATTCCGATCCGCGCCGCGCGTGGCGGGCGGCCTATATGGCCCCCTATCTGAAACAGGCTAAGGACGTGGCCTGGGATTACCTGAAATTTTACGCCGGAACGATCCCCGGGGCGCGCTTCCACGAAACGGAACTGCGCTGCGATCTTCCCGGCGGCGCGCGCATCCGGCTCTATGGCGCGGATAACGCGGCGGCCCTGCGCGGCCAATACCTGGACGATGTCGTGCTGGACGAGTGCGCCGACATCGCGCGCTCTATATGGCAACTGAACATCCGGCCAATGCTCACTGACCGGCAAGGCTGGATGCTGTTCACCGGCACGCCGCAAGGCATGAACAACCTGCTCTATGACGTCTATCAGCAAGCGCAAGGGCTGGCGGCAAGCGATCCGGACAACTGGGCGCTGTTCGTCCACAAGGCGAGCGAGACGGGCTATGTGCCGCAAGACGAGCTGGACAAGGCGCGCCGGGATATGGGCGAAGACGAGTATATGCAGGAATTTGAGTGTAGCTTCGCCGCGGCGGTCAAGGGCGCGTACTACGCCCGCGAGATTGACGCCCTGGAGAGCCTTGGCCGGGTGCGAAGCCTGCCCCATGAGCCGGCGCTGCTGGTCAACACGGCCTGGGATTTGGGCATGGACGACGCTACCGCCATCTGGTTCTTCCAACAGATGTCCGGCGAATGGCGCGTCATTGATTACTACGAGGCCAGCGGCGAGGGCCTGGAACATTACGCGGACCTTCTGAAACGCAAGGGCTACGTTTATGGGCGGCACATCGCGCCGCATGACATCGCGGTGCGCGAACTCGGCACAGGCAAGAGCCGCCTGGAAACCGCGCGCAAGCTCGGCATCCGCTTCAGCGTGGCCCGCAACCTTCCAGTGGCGGACGGCATCCAGGCCGCGCGCCGGCAACTGGAACGCTGCTGGTTTGACGCCAAGCGCTGCGCGGAGGGTCTCAAGGCCCTGCGCCAGTATCGCAAAACCTTCAACGACAAGATGGATGTATATGGCAAGCCGCAACACGATTGGACAAGCCATGCTGCGGACGCCTTTCGCTATGCCGTTGTCGGGATGACGGCGGAGCGCAAGGCCGAAGCGCAGGAAAAAACGGTCAACTTCAGGGGGTAATATGGGGCTCTTCGGCGGCGGCGGCATCAGCGGCGTGATCAAGGCGATAACGCAGNNTGGGCGTCAAGGACAAAACCGTGCTCAAGGCGACGGACATCTGGGGCTCGAGCGTCAACCCCGCGTCCTCGGCCTATCAAATACTCGGCGGCGATATGAAAAGCCCCACGGCGCAGGCGCTGCTTGAACCCTGGCGGCTCTACGACACCTTCAACAAAAAAGACGGCGGCGCGGGACCCATGCCGGAAACGCCGGACTACGAGGCGACGCGGCAAGAGGAACTGGAGCTGGCCCGCCAACGCCGCGCCGCGCTGGAAAAGGAAGGCTATGGCGGAACCCTGCTCGGCGGCGGCTATGGCGGGGCAAACCCGCAACAGCGCAAACTGCTCGGGGGCTAGCCATGCTGCCGTCATCGGATATGGACGCCGTGGCGCGCTACTGCGACGCGCTGTGGCAGACCCGCTCAGGCTTCAACGCGACGCTGGACGACATCGCGTCCTACGCGGCCCCGGAGCGCGGCGGCTTCACCGCGGCAACGGATTTGCCGCGCGAAGGACGCGAAAAGATATGGGACAGCGCGCCGGAAGACGCGGCCCTGACCCTGGCCTCGGCCCTGCACGGCATGCTGACCAATCCCGCAACGGACTGGCTGCGCCTGACCCTGGCCCCGGAAGCGAGGCCGGCGCCATCCGTAGCGATGCTGTCGCCATCCGTAAGCGATGACGCGGCAGAGTTCCTCCAGACCGTCACGGACGCCATGCTCCAGGTCTATACCGCGCCGGCCAGTTGTTTCGCCAACGAGGTCAGCGCCTTTTATCTCGATCTGGCCTGCTTCGGCTGGGCGGTGCTCTATACGGAATGGCGGGACGGCTGCGGAGTGCGTTTTCGCGCCGTGCCGCCGTCACAATGCGCCATCGCCGAGGACGCCGCGGGCATGGTGGATACCGTGCTGCGCCGTTGGACCATGACCCCGGCCCAACTCGCCGAAGAGTTTGGGCCGCAAAACGTCTCGGACGGAACCCGGACGGCCCTGGGCATGCACGGCGCATACGGCATGTACGGCGGACAAAAAGCCGTCAACGTGTCCCACCTGGTCGCGCCGCGGGACAGGCTGCCCGAAGAGATGACCGAAGGTTTCCAGGCCCAAGCGGACGCCTGGCTGTCCATCCACTACGAGACGGAGACCAAGCATGTGCTGCGCCGGGGCTTTTTCGCGGAACTGCCCTACGCTGTGCCGCGCTGGCACAAGCGCAGCGGCGAGGTTTACGGGCGCGGCCCCGGCCACGCCTGTCTGCCCGATATGCGCGTGCTCAACCGCGTGGCGCTCTCCCAACTTATCGGCGCGGAAAAGCTGGCTGATCCGCCGCTGCTCGCCGCCGGCGACAGCGTGATCGGAAAAATCAAAACCCACTCCGGCGGCATCACCTACGTTGACGCCACCCAGTGCCCCGGCGGCGACACGGAAAAGGCCGTGCGCCAAATGCCCGTGGCGTACAGCCTGGACGCCGCGGAACTGATCCTCGAAAAACGCCGCGCCGCAATCCGCTCCGCCTTTTTGAATGATCGCATCCAGCTTGTCGGGGGCCCGCAAATGACAGCCACGGAAGTTATCGCCCGCGAACGCAAGCAGAACCTCGTCCTTGGCCCCGTCCTTGGCCGCCTGGAAAGCGAGTTTCTCGGGCCGAACGTGTCCCGCGTCTTTCTGCTGCTCTGCCGCAACGGCATCATCACGCCGCCGCCGGAACTCGCCGGCGCGGAACTGCGCGCCCGCTACGTCTCCCCCATCAGCCGGGCGCAACGGCAAGGCGAGGCGGAAGCCTTCGGCCTGGCTATGCAACACCTGGCCCCGGCCCTGCAACTCAACCCGGGCATCGTCGAAAACTTCGACTTTGACCGCATCGCGCGGGACAGCCAGGAACTCTTCGGCTTCCCCGAAGTCTGGCTCGTGCCCGAAGAAGAAGTCGCCAGACGACGCAAAGAACGCGCGCGGCAAGCGGAACAGGCGCAAATGATGGAAACCCTTCAGGGGGGGGCGGTATGAAAGATTCTGAACTGGCGCGGCTTTTCGAGGCGATGCACGGGCCGGGGCCGAGGCCCGGCGCGAAAAACGCGCAAAACGCCGCAAGAAGGCTCGTTTTTTCCGAGGATGGATTGACCCTCGTCAAACACTTTTCAGGGTGTTTACAAGGCGGCGTAAACGCCTTCTCGAACGTCTCAATCGAATACCTGGAGGGCCGCCGGAGCGTCCTTCTGGAAATCATCAACCTTGCCCTGCGGCAAGAGGAGGGAAACGAAGATGGCTGAAGGTGAATTGGGACAAGGCGGCGCGGC